TTCCCAACATATCACTAGTGTCACAGATGAAATCAGATTTTGCAGACTATTCTAAAACCACAGATTGGGATGCGGAAGAAAACTGTCATACCATCTTTGGTGGTCAACAGAAGATGGACTCACGACAGATAGTAATCTCCACATGGCAATCTATCTACGAATTGCCTAAGGCTTACTTCGACCAGTTTGAAGTAGTAATCGGAGACGAAGCACATCTATTCAAGGCGCAGTCTTTAACTTCCATAATGACAAAACTAACCAAGTGTCCGTATCGTATTGCTTTAACAGGAACCTTGGATGGAACTAAAACCAATAAACTCGCTATTGAAGGTCTGTTTGGCCCAACCTTGAAAGTCACCACAACACGAGACCTGATTGACAGTAATCTGCTGTCCACTATCAGCATTGACTGTATTGTTTTGAACTATCCTGCCGAAGTTTGTCAAACCATGCGAGAAGCATCGTATCAAGACGAACTTGAATTCTTGGTTACAAACACGCTTCGTAACAAGTTTATCACTAATCTTGCTTTAAGCACCAAAGGCAATACTTTAGTTCTGTTTCAATTTGTAGAAAAGCACGGCAAGCCTCTGCATGAATTAATTCAGAAGAGGGCGAAAGGCAGACCTGTCTTTTTCGTTCACGGTGAAACTGAAGCCGACTATCGTGAGTCTGTTCGCCATATCACTGAAAACGAAGATAATGCAATTATTGTAGCCTCGTATGGAACCTTTTCTACCGGCATAAATATTCGTAGTCTAAAAAACATTATTTTTGCTTCGCCATCAAAAAGCAGAATACGAGTTCTACAGTCAATTGGTAGACAATTGCGTAAAAGTGAAAAGAAAACAAAAGCAAAATTGTATGATATTTCAGATGATTTGAGATGGAAATCTAGAAAAAATCATACTCTGAAGCATTTTGTGGAGCGAGTAAAGATATACTCGGAAGAAGGATTTCCTTATCAAATGATAAAAATTCCACTAAATTAGGAGTTGTTAATGAGCAATAAAAATAGAACAGGGATAAAACTTGTCAGATTAAAGAATGGAGATACAATTATATGCTCTTTGTCTATTGACAATTCTGACTATATCTTAGAAAATCCTATGCAGATAAACATGCTTCCTGTTATGAGTAAAAAAGGAATACAAAGTATGACTATCTTCATGCAAGAATGGATGGAATATAGCAAAGATAGAATTTATAAGATATCGGAAGATGTGATTATGCTGACAGCAAATCCAGAAGAAGAAATGATAGATGAATATTTTGATGCATTAGAAAAAAATGAAATGCACAGAATTCAAAGAGAGTTTGAAAATATATCAAAAAATTATGATAACGAATCTGAACTTGAAAATCAGTACGACTCTGATTTAGAAAACAGGTATGATGAAGATGAGTACTACGAGGATGATGAAACCCCTGAAGATTCTGAGTAAGGTTTCTATAGTACTATAGAGTTTAAATGGTCCTTTTCTTCATACCGGACACTGAGATTTATGCTAGAAAACTTGTTGATTTGCAATAATAAAAATATTTTATGGAGATTTTATCGTCATGGCAAAAAACACTCACTATATCGACAATAAAAAGTTTTTAGAAGAAATTATAAAATATAAAAAAGAGGTTAAAAAGGCAAAACGAGAAAATTTGCCAAAACCAGGAGTTAATAATTACATAGGTCAATCCTTTATGGATATTGCAGAAAATTTAGCAAAAAAACCAAATTTTGCAAATTATCCTTTTAAAGAAGAGATGATAGGAGATGCAGTAGAAAATTGCATGATGTATACCACAAATTTTGACCCATCTAAATCTAAAAATCCTTTTGCGTTTTTCACTCAAATTATTTTTTATGCGTTTCTTCGTCGCATACAAAAAGAAAAAAAGCATTTGTACATTAAGATGAAAAAATTTGAAGAAAGCGATCCTACAGGAAAATTTAGAAATTGGTTAAAAGATAAGTTTGAACCAGAAAATAATCCTTTTGCAGACATATTGCAACTCTCCTCAGAAGATATGAGTGTGTTTGAAAAAAAGTTTAAAAGTAAAACAAAAAAGAAAACAAAAACAACAAAAGATAAAAGCAAATCTAGTACTATTGAAAAAAATAGACTTGACAATTTTATCAAGTAAGGTATACTTAGGCGTATGAAGATTGCTGTGCTGTGTGATACCCACTTCGGGGCACGAAACGATTCTCCAATCTTTCTGCACTACTTCTTTCGTTTTTTGGATGAGGTTTTCTTTCCTTACCTAGAACAAGAGGGTATTACAGAGGTGCTGCATTTTGGCGATCTAATGGATAGGCGTAAATTTGTAAACTTCGCCACACTCCACGAAACCCGAGAGCGATTCATTAACCGCCTAATTCAAAAGAATATTCGTGCGAACATCTTGTTGGGCAACCACGACACCTACTTCCGTAATACCAGCAGCATCAATTCCATTGAGGAGTTGTTTGGTGGTCTTGAATCGCAAGGCATTAGAGTTCACAAAGATCCAACGGAACTCACACTTGGCGGAACCAAGTTCTTGCTCCTACCTTGGATCAATCGCAGCAACGAAGAAGTAAGCCGAGATTTAATTGCCAAAACAGACGCACCAATTGTTGTGGGGCATCTTGAATTGACAGGATTTGAGGTTCTTCGTGGAACCAAGTTTGAAAACGGCATGGATCCCGCTCCCTTGAAAAGATTTCAAGCAGTGTATAGCGGACACTTTCACTGCAAACACTCCAAGGATAATGTTCATTACTTGGGAACCCCGTATCAGATTACCTTTGGCGATTTGAATGAGCCGAAGGGATTTCATGTGTTTGATACAGAAGATCGTTCAATGCGTTATATCGAAAATCCACTTCGCATCTTTGGTGAAATCGGTTACGATGACGCTACGATTGACTACACTAAAAATATGCCCGACATGACTAGATTCAAAGAAACCTTTGTTCGTGTTCGGGTTCAGCGCAAGCGTAATCCCGCAATGTTTGACCTATTCATGGACAACTTAAACATGGCAGGAGCCCACGGCGTTACGGTGATGGAAGATAAGACTAATGAAACTGAATTATCGGATACCGTGGATGTCAGCAAAGATACTTTAAGTCTGATTAATCAAGAGATAGACGGATTGGAGGTTGCGAATCCTGTGAAACTTAAGAGCATTATTCGTGACTTGTATATGGAATCACTTTTCATCTAATAGGAGAACACAATGGAACCTGAGATTTTGATTGTTAGAATGCGTAGCGGTGAGGATGTTATCTCACAGGTGGTGGATAACGGAGACTCTTACACGCTCACCAAGCCTGCCATGCTTGTGCCTGCGGGTAAGGGCAACCTCGGCATGTTGCCGTGGTTGATGTATGGCGATATTGAGGGTGGTATTACCGTTCCAAAGGATGCCACTTTCTTTACTTTCAAGCCACTTAAGGATTTGGGCGAAGAGTATCGCTCAGGCTTTGTCAGCAATCTTGTTACTCCAAGCAAGAAGATTGCTACGCCAGGACTTAAGTTGGTGACGGATTAAACTTGTCGCCACTTCTTCCGTAAGACTTCAATAAAGTCCATTACGGTTTGTTTGGACTTGTCTACACACACTTCATTGTAGACATCTTCCGCAAGATCTCTTTCTCGACGCAATTCAACTTCGAGATTTTTCAAGTCATTCTTGTCGGGAGCAAACTCAAGCAGGTTTTTTAAAGAAAGGTTTTCGGGGCGGAGGTATTCTTGTATCTCCGCCTCGTATCCCTTTTTGTCTATCAGTTCAAAATCTAGGATAGGCTTGGTGAACGCATCCAAGAACATGCTCATCTCAATCATTAGTTCTGAGATGTTCTCGCCGTATGGGGCTACTGCATCTTCGGTTATAGAAGCCACTTTACCATGCTCGTTATAATAAACCTCATGGATTTCGTAAAAAACGAATGTTTTGCCACCCGCTCGTTCGTATTTCCGCAATACTCGGTAATCCCACGACATAGGCGTTCCTCCT